AGCGGAATGTTGATGCGCCCGCTGGCATCGATAGGCTCGATCAGCGTGGCCCATTCCGCGGCTGATACGATGTCCACGAGCCGCCGGAATCCCCCCGAGGTGACGGCAATGCTCTGGCAGCGCGCCGGCCGGTTACCCGCGAGTTGGCCGCCCGGCCCGATGGTGAATGACGAACTGTTGGCCATGAGCGTATACGTCAGCCGTTCCGGCACAAAATTATGCAGAGGCGCAGCCGGGGCGTCGGGAGTGTCAAGCGCCGGAAAGGTGGTGAACTCCTGCGTGACATAAAGCTCCACCGCCACGCCCGCGAGGGGCACCGGCCAGAGATACACGGTGGCGAGCGGAAAGCCGTAGACCACGTGGGCCTTCATGGGCAGGTTGATGGCGCCGCCCCGTTCCATGAGCGATGCCCAGCGCGCAGCATCCACCAGGCGCAGGCTGCGGCCGGTGAAATTGCCGGATGAGTAGACGCGCACCGCAACCACACTTGTAGGGCGCTGCGTGGCGAAGGCGCCGCTGGGACCCATGGTGTAGCTCGATGCGCCGGTCAGAGGGAAGCTCTCTTTGCGGATGTTATAGACCGAGAGCCGCTCGTCGCTCCACAGCGCCAGCATCTGGTTGAGCGTGACCAGTCCGTCGTTGAGCTCGAAGGTCTCGAGAGTCTCGCCGGATGCGATGGCGCCGATAAGGCGCATCGCTGAATGGATCAGATCGCTTGCGGTGGGCATGTATTACTCTTTTTTGGGAGTTAATGCTTTGTCTTTTTCAGCAGCGGCCGTCGGGCAATTTCAGATTTTCGTTGCGGAGGCGCCGGCGGCAATGCGGCAGCCTCCCGCACTGGTTGCCTCGTAGGCTGCGGTTGCGGCTGCACCGCGCCCGCCTGTGCGACGGTGAAGGTTTTGCCGTTTACGTACATAGCAGCCGTCCGCGTCGCCCCGGTGTTCTTGCTCACGGTGTAATTCACTGGCCCGTCCACGGTTTGCGGCGCTGTCGGCGAGACGATAGTCAGCCATTCCGCGACAGCGTCCTTGGTGACCGTCCAGTTGCCTGAATTGCCAGCCCCGGTGATGATCACAGCAAACGATCCCGCTCCGGTCGCCTCCGTGAACTTGGCGCTTTGCGGCTCGAGCGCCACCGGCGGGACATCTGGCAGCAGAAACGTCACATCCAGCTCGCGCCAGGCTGAACCGAGCTGCGCGATCTGAGCGTAATTGGTGATGAGACGCGGTGGGCTATTGACGTCGTAAAAAATCTTGGGGTAAGGCGGCCGGCTAGGCGATACCTGCCGCCCTTCCACACGTTTAGGCGGGCTCATTTGCTTCCGGCGGTATGGTCATCCAGTTCGTGCGATCGACCGTGGCCTCTTCAGCGGATGTCTTGATGATGATCGGAGGCAGCCGGTCATACACGCTGAAGTAGACTTTCGGAAAGCCCGCTTCCCAGCCGCCGTCGGGTTCTGCGGTGGTCCGCGGCGAACTGAACGGCGATGGTACCGGCGGTGGCGGTAGCTCTAATTCTAATTCTTCCACTTCTTCTCGCTCTCGCATATTAAGCTCCTTAACTCTCAATCCTCACTGCCCACTCTGGACGCTGTGCCGTGTGCCCGTACAAACAGTCACATCTGGTTACAAATAGGTCGTTGGTTCCATCGTAGAAAATTACACAGCGTATACTGACGCCCGTATCCGGGTCCTGCTGCGCCGATGCCATATGCACGCCCTTCGGCACTTCGAGGGGCGCCATGCCGATCACAAAAGCGTTCTTGTGATAGCCGATCCCTTGCGGCGTGATCTGATTAGCCGTGCCCACGATCGTAAGTGGCGCGCTAGCCGCAGGCGAATTGCTCACGGTTTTGGACGCGCCGGTGACGGTGATGGGTGGATAGATCGGGATCGAAGCCGCGCCGGCTCCATCCGAGGATACATCCGCAGTGACTACGAACTGCTGGAGGTTCAAGCCGGTCGCGCCCGATACCGGGTTGACCGCATAAACCGTCGGCAGCGTGAATACGTCGCCTTTCCGCAGACGTAATGCCGCTGCTGCGGTGAAGCCAGTGACCGCCAGCGTCGAGCCGGTCTGGCTGCCCGCACCCACTATCGGTGAGCCGCCCAGAGGGCCTACGGTATGCACCGGAGCGTTTTGGTCCATCAACCAGTCAAATCCGCCCATGGTCCCCATGCGGCCCTTTTCGTACTGCTGCTTGATCTGCGTGGACGATTGGAACAGGCCCTGCGCGGCTTTGAGCACTGCGGTTTGCAGCTTTGGCGAAATGCACATATAACGCTGGCCGTCCATCGGCCCGGCGAAGGTGTCGATGATCTCGCCGGCCTGATAGAAGATATCCATCGTGGTAGGCGGGGTGCCGGGAGTGCCTACGGCATTGCCGGTCGAGGCATACGCCATAGCCAGCCCGTCTACGTCTACCTGATTGGCGAGGGCCACGGCAGCACTCTCGAGGTATCGCGAGCGGAACTGGTCGATGGATAGCGTCATCTCCGCGGAGGAGAACGAAAACGCGACAACCGCCTGTTGGTTGAGGGTGAGCGTCTTGGCACTCTCGATGACATCCTGCGGAGTGATCACGCGCCCTTTCGTTACGGTGAAACGGACGGGGTCGCGCAGTCGGAGTGTATCTCCGACTTTTGCGCCTTCGACCGCAAATTTATCGTCCCAGGTATGGGCGATAGTGGAACTGAAACCCAGGTTATTCTTGAACCGCATCAGCAGTTCATTGGTGATCATCGTTCGTGTTCAGCCCGGATTCGCTACATCCAGGCCCGCCCTCGCGGGCTGCTCTAGCTTTTACCAGAGACCAGACTATGTCATCATCTCTTTCGAGATGCGCCGTGCTTCGGGCCGCTTGGCCCTACTTCCCCGTCGGGAATAGTCGTTACACCCTTCCGCCATTGCTGGCGGCTCGGCTCGGCGTTGCCATGAGAGCACAAGCTCTTTTAGGTGTCCACCGAATTCGCGGCGTTCTCACCGGCTGATTACTCAGACGGGCAACAGATGTCTATTGATCGTTAACAACGTATTGGGCAAGGTCGATCCTTTCAGTGAAAGGACTTATAGACTCGCGTACTGAGTGGTTAACAACGTCCAAACAAAGCTTGAAGAAGTCCGCGTCGAGCAGATCCCGCTTCGCATAATTCACGTCACGGTGCACCCACCGCAAATTGTCGATGAGATCAGTGCCACCCTGTTTGAATGGAATGATGTGATCTAGTTGCGCGTTCATCCGATTCAGTCGTCTGCCGCTGATCACACAAAAGCCATGCTGCTTCTTCCATAGCCGAGATATCTCCGCCATGGTTGCAGTCTGTTCTTTACATTTGGCCCGCAGTCGCAGATTGCACGCGGTTTTGTAAAAGAAACGTCTCGCCGAATAGTCCTTGTGCCATTTGGCAATTCGTTCAGTCATGCCGGGGCGTTGGCGATACTCTGCCATCTGCGTTTGGATGATTTCCCGCTTCGACTGATAGTAGGCACCTCTGCATACTTTGCATTCAGGCCTCCAGCCATCGAGCCGGGATTTATCTCTGGAAAATTGAGCCAAGGGGCGACTCACTCTGCACTTACAACAGGTCTTCATTCGGGGCTTTACTTATCATTATCAAGCCCCTAAGTTACAGAATCTATAATCCTTTGGTCTAGTACGTACCAGCGGCTCAGCTATTCCGTAGCTGCGCGATCCTCGCTTTCTCGTACCGGCGGAAGTCTTTGTTGACTGCTTCGTCGTAGATATCGTCGCTCGACGTCCGCGACGGGCGGCCCACCGGCGGAGGAGGCTTGGGTGCGCTGGTCATGCGGGGGACGTTGTCAGGAACTTCGGAGGAACGGGAGACTGTCGCCGAGAGCCGGCCGATCTCCATCACCGCGCGGATGGGATCGAGATGCGCGATGCGCTGCAGCTCTTTGGGACGTTGAGCGAGGTAATACAGCACCTCGGCCCCGGTCTCGTCGTCGAGCATGGCATGCCGCGCGGCCATCGCGCCCGGGAGTTCGGAGCCGTCCTCTTTTTTGGGGACTCTGACCGAGCTGCTGACCTCGTCGTAATACGTGTGGGGCTTCCG